CACACCGAGAGGTGTGCGCCGACGCAGTGCATTTCACACCTATATGCGTAAGCATATATTATACAACCAGAGGAGCTGTGTAGGTCTTGACCATTACTACCAAGTCTCGGAAACTTGCCTATAGTACTGGCAAGTACCGAAGAGAACTAGCTCTCACTCCCAAACCTGGGCGTGAGGCTGGTCATCCACCTTATTCCAATTTGGAATTTAGTGGACTTGGTCCGGTGGTCTCGACGGGGCAGGTTACTGCCTCGGAGGGGCATCCGTGGAAGTCGCGTAATAAAGCGGCTACCACGTTTGACATCGGTGGGATTTTTACCACCACAAAGACCATAATGTATGATACCGGCGAGTGCCGGGATTATACTTTTTATGGTTCTAGTGGGGGGTACGACGCGAATTACAATTTTGCTTATAAGCATCATGGTAATTTCTTGCCGTATAATCCCATTAATGCGGCAGGGTCTGTTCCTGGAGATATTTCAAGTAGCGATGCTACTTTAAATTCTATGGGAGCGACTGCTGTCGCACGATGTAAGCCCACAAATCCAATTGCGGATTTAGCCACTTTCCTCGGTGAGACCCTTCATGATGGGTTACCCCATCTGATTGGTTCTCGTCTTTGGAAAGCAAGGCTCTCTGCCCTGCGTGATGCAGGGGAGGAGTTCTTGAACACTGAGTTTGGCTGGCTGCCTTTCGTCTCTGATATGAAAGATACTATCAGAGGCATACATCATGCAAATTCTGTTATTGAACAGTATGAGCGTGATGCTGGAAGAGCAGTTCGTAGGCATTACAATTTCCCTACACAGAGGTCATCTACAGAGGAAGCCATCGCTGGAGGCGTTTACCCTTACCAAGGGCCTAACGTTTCCACCGAAACTTCCATGCAGATGCCTAGGGGGACTGTTTATCGGAAAGTGGATACTTTCCGGTCAACCTGGTTTAGCGGGGCTTTTACCTACCATCTTCCTTCCGGATATGACTCCCGGAATGAAATGGATCGGATCGGCACCGCTGCCAAGAAGGTTTTTGGCATCAGGTTGACTCCAGAAGTTATCTGGAATCTGACCCCCTGGAGCTGGGCCGCTGATTGGTTTTCCAATGCTGGGGACGTTTTATCAAACGTCTCCAGTTGGAAATCCGATGGTCTGGTTATGCGGTATGGGTATATAATGGAAACTTCCATTGTTCGCCATACCTATCGGTACGTCCCTACTTCAAATTGGGACTTCTCTACACCATATACTGGTGTGAAGCATCCGATTCCTCTACTTATCTTGGAAACAATTACCAAGAAAAGGAGAAGAGCAAACCCCTTTGGTTTTGGCGTAAGTTGGACAGGCTTGTCACCTGTTCAACTCGCCATAGCTGCTGCTTTGGGTCTTACCCATAGCAGATAGCTGTTGTGTTTTGCAACAGCGTCAACCACCATATAAATCAGCACGATGTGCTGAATTAGTTAGGAGTAGTGCCTAATGGCATTCGCAGACCCTCAGTCCATCACAATTGCGGCAGTCACATCGCCTCTTCCCCGTGTTGTTTCGGGGTCGAATACGAGTGAATACCTCTCTAGTGACGGGCTAATCAAGCTCTCGGCGTCACACGCCTATGGGCGTAGGACGCGTCGAGTGCTCCGGGTTGACCACTCGAAGCTCACAGCAGATCCGTTTATTCCAGCGCAAAACGTGAAGGTCGGGATGAGTTGTTATCTCGTCTTTGACATTCCCGTTGCTGGATACACGAATACGCAGGTGAAAGATGTGTATAGCGGTTTGAAAACCATTTACACAGCTTCGACTGATGCTCTTATCGACAAGGTTCTTGGCGGTGAGAGCTAAACGAGTAAGACATCCAAAGGACAGGAGTTCTGGTCGTGATGATTCTAAGGATAACATCCCTCGGAATCATCTATGCGACAAAGACCCTGAACAAGGTCACGCTAGTGATCTTGGTTCCCTCGGACTTAAAGTCACCTTATCTGGTGGCTTTATGGTCATACTCTCACAGATTATCAGTGTGGTTCACGATTTTTCCAAATCGTTGAATACATACTGTTAATGTGGTCGGTTGCTTTAGGCTAAGGAAAGTTTACCTCTATTTAAGGAGGGGCTTTGAAAAGCCTAATGCTACTCTGGAAAAAGCTGGCGGACGAAACCGCCGGCTGGTGTTGCACTAGCGCCATACTCGATAAAAAATACATCGAGTACCGAACCAAACACGAGGGGCTATCGTTTCTTGCGATAACCCTACCTATCTTTGGAAAAGACTTCCAAAAAAGTCTTGACCAAGGATATGTGGATCGCAACCTGTTCCAAGGTTTTTCTTGGCAGGCAGGTCTCCCCCGATTTCTCGGAGGTTTCCTCGATCTTGTGTTTGATCGAACTAGTGGTGTGCTACTGGACGATCCGTCCATAGATGCAATTCTCGCTATACGTCAATTAACATTGATGTTTAGCAAGATTCTTGTTCCTTGTAGCGATACAAGGGTCAGGAATTCTATGCGTGAGTTTGTCCAGTGTGAGCAGGACGTCCGTAGGGCTGATGCGGCGGCGTCTCCTAAACAAATGGAAGACTTTCGTCGTGTCTCAGCTCTGCTTTTCTCTAGTATCTTTTCCATAATTGATCGCAAGATCGCTTATGGTGATATTAGACCAAAGCATGGGCCCGGTACGACTGCGGAACGTCTGATTGGTAATTCAAAATACCGTCAGACGACGTGGCCATCCCGGTTAGATAAGTGGTTCCCAATAGGGGACCACCTTCTTCCATCTCATCGTTATTATGATGAATTGGACCATGTGGACCTCCTCGAACCCGGCCAGGAGCTCCCTTCTAGGGTTGTTCCTGTTCCTAAAACGCTAAAAACGCCTCGACTAATTGCTATTGAACCAATTGCTATGCAATACGCACAGCAAGGGGTCAAAGAGCCGCTAGTCGATACGATCGAGATGCGGGAGCTTCCCCGTTCCGTAACTGGAAAACGGGTAACTAACCACATTTCGTATCTGATCGGGTTCTTAGACCAAGAGCCTAACCAGCTCATGGCACAGAAAGGGTCTAAACAACAAACCCTTGCTACACTCGACTTGAGTGAAGCGTCCGATCGCGTTTCTAATCAGCATGTTCGTGCTTTACTTGCCAACTTCCCTTATTTGCATGGGGCAGTTGATGCTTGTAGGACACGTAAGGCTGATGTATTTGGCGAAGGCGTTTTGCGCCTAGCCAAATTCGCGCCTATGGGTTCTGCACTTTGCTTTCCCATGGAGGCCATGGTTTTTCTTACCATGATCTTTTTAGGGATTGAGAAAGTGCATAACACACCGCTTGTCAACAAAGACATAAAAGCCTTCGTTGACAAGGTGCGTGTCTATGGTGACG